TCTTTTTGTAATAAATTCTTTTAAATCATTCTTTTTAAGATTTTCTAAATCACCCATTTCAAATATCTTATCAATGAACTTATGTTCTAAATCCATAATAATTTTTGCGGCGGTATAGATATCAGATTTTGCTTCTTCTAACAATTCAGGAAACTCTTCACACATATGTCTAAACAATTGACATCCCATTTTTGAATGTAGTGATTCATCTCTAACACTCCACTTCATTTGTTGTCCAATTCCTTTCAATAGATTTCTCATTTGGAAAGAATATAACACAGCGAATGATGAATATAAAGCCACACCTTCCGCAAATGCCGAAAATATTGCAAGTGAACGAGCAACTTCAATTCTTGCCTTATGATTTTTTTGTAAATCTTTTGGTGTCCAATCTGCTGTTGTGTTTGTTAGTAATTCAAATCTTTCTTTCATAACTTCATCATGTAAAAAACCTGCGAAGTCATCTAATCCCAATGTTTCATTAAGATATGAATATGCAACTGAATGTATTGTTTCTTGTGAACCAAATGCCATTGCCATTTGTCTAATCTCATGCTTTGGAAACCATTTAGTTACCATACCAGTCCAATAATCCGATACCGCACATTCCGTTTGAGCAAATCCTAAAAGGATATTACCTACTAAATGTTTTTCTTCTTTTGTTAAATTTTCATTCCAATCTTTTATATCTCCTTGCATTGGTATTTCAGTATGTAACCAAAATGCCTGCATTTGTTTTAACCAACCTTCATTATAATAATCAGGATATTCAAATGGTTTAAAGGGTATTCTTTCTGTAAATAATTTACTCATTTATTATGATAATTTTTTGATTTATTTCTTTAATAATTCTTGTCTCTTTTTGAAAGCATCCGCCGCTCTATTAGCGTTGTTTACAGTCTTTTGTTCTTCATGACCTAACAGAGTGTTCTGTGATTCGGTATCAATAATCAAATATTCGTTATTAAATTTACAATTTTGAAACACAACACCATCTTTACCAATGCGAGATTTTAATAATGTTAATGTTGCCAAATTATGTTCTTTTTGTTCTAATGTTTTACCAATAGATAATATAACGTGTGCAATTTGTGCTTTTTTAATTGAACCTCCCATTTGGTCTCCTGTAACTACTTCACTTGAAATTGATTCACGATTACCTTGTGTTGCCGTCCACACCGCCATTCCAAACTCACCTGTCATAGATTCCAAACTTCTCATAACTGAACCTTCACCTTTCCATCCTTCTCCGTTTTTTGATTTATCAGATGAAATACAATCAACATAATCCAATACTAATAAATCCACTTTAATTCCATCTGAATTCATTTTTCTGATTTTATTTTTAATTTCAGAAACAGTTACATTATCGCTGGCTAACTTTAATAATTTTAAAGTTCCTTTTGAACGTGTTTGAGCCTCTTCTACTTTTCCCTTTACTTCATCTTTAAATTCAGGTTGTTGATCAGGGGCAATTTCAGACCAAATGGTATAGTGTTTTCTTTTAATGTTACCTGGATTATCTTCAAAGAAAATCTGAACAACATTATACCCTAAATTATATGCTGTGTTAGCAAATTTAGTAAGTAAGGTAGTCTTACCAGTACCAGTTGGTGCTAATACAACACCTAATTCTCCAATACCTAACCCACCTTTAAGTAAGTTATCTATACCCACAATACCTGTTGGTAATGGATGTCTAAAATCCTGTTCTAATGCTCCGTCGATATCATGAAAAACGTCGGTAGTTTCATCATTAGTAATACCAACTTGTAATGCTTTTTGAATAATTTCCTCAATTTTATTATATGCTTCAAATTCACCATTTTCAATAATGTTTTGAACATTCTTCAATTCTCTTTTTAAATTCTGTTGTTTACAGAAATTAAGAGCTGTGTCTTTAACATACTCTGTTTGTGCTTCATTATTTTTAATCGCTTCTAACGTATCTACGTGTACTTTTGAGGAATCTTTATTTCCACCTTCCGCCATTATTTTTTGTGCCAATGTATTGTAATCAGGAATTTTATTATATGATTTATATAATTCCTTAGTATTTTCCATTATAAATTTAAATGAATTGTTATCAAAAAATTTACTCTCTAATACATCAATAATTGTTTCACCGTACTTCTTATCTTCAATAATCGCTTTTATAAGGGATTGTTGAAACGAAAATCCCAAATACCCAAAATTCCTTTCTTCCATGTTTGTTTTTTATATATGTTTTAAATTATAGCTCGTATTGAAGGTACGTCGTTTCCAATTCTTCTGAGGACAAGATGTCAGTTAGGTCTGACAAAATTCTTTTTAGTTTTGGACGAATATCAACCGTGTATCTAACTTTCGGATGAAAGTAAAATGCGGGGAATATCCTTTGAATAAATACATCCTCACCTAACTTAATTTCCAATAAAAATTCTTCTTTTCCGGCAAGTTTTGAATCTTCCACATTCTCGAAATTGAGGATATAATTTTGATTCTCACATAGGTAGTTGGAACTTTTTATTTTCAAATCGTGTGTAATATCATCACAAATATTTTTCACATAATAATGAAGGTCTAACGAACGTCTTGATTGTTCAACGTGATCTTTAACGTTAAAAAATCTTTGGCAAATAATGTTACCATCTAATGATAACAAAAATTCAAATTTTGTAATGTCTAATTGATTACTCATGGGTCTTTACTTTAATTGTTTTTGTTTTTATTTTATTTTTTTCTTTCCTTGCTAAACGGAGAAAGGGATTTAAAAAGTTTATCCAAATATCGTCCGCCTTTGGTAATACATTGAATAATCCATCTTCCATCATCATTTTCATGGTGTTTTTATATGACCTTCCTTCTGGGTCTAAATCTTCGTTAATGAGTAGTTTAATATTTTCAACTGCTTCATCGGTTAAGAATGGAGTTTCCAAACTCACGATACGATTGTTCACGTCGAAGAACTCTTCACCGAATACACCATATTTGGTTACTCCTGTGAGTAAATTTGCAACTAACTTGTTATGTTTGTTTTGTTCAAAAAGGAGTTCTCCCCTTTCTTTAACTTGTTGAACTGAAATTTGTTCGGTTTTAAGTTCTGGTAAAAGAGATAGAAATTTCTTTACACCCATACCTTTAATTCCTGCAATGTTATCAGATGCATCTCCACACATCATTTTAACCATCTTAACGTTTTCGATTAAGATTTCTTCGTGTTCGTAAACTATCGTGTCGTTTTGTTTGTATAACTTCCTATGAGAAGGATTGTATATTTGTGTATTTTTTGAGACTAATTGGGTAAGATCTCCGTCTGATGAATAAATGATTTTGTTCTCGTTTGGTGAGTTTTGAGTATAGTAAGCGATGTTGTCATCGGTCTCACAATACTCATACTCTCCTTGTCTTACAAATAATTCTTCGAGATATTGTTTTATTCTTTCTCTCTGATATTGATAAGAATTTATTTCTTCTTCTGTTCGTAATCTTGTACGTCTATTTTCTTTGTAATGAATGTAGATTTTTTTTCGGTTTTGTGAACCTTCAAATCCATCCCAAAATACTACAATCTTATCTAAATGATATTCCTCAAATGCTCTTCTAAGAGTATTAAGGAAATGGTAGATTCCACCAATGTGTGTTCCTTTATAAAACACATTCTTTGCACCATAAAAACCAATCGTAAGTAAATTATCTCCATCAACAAGTAAAACCGACATTTAAAATTTTTATAAGATTACTCTTCTTCTGTTACAACTTGTGTTTCTCCGATGTCTGTAACATTAACACCTAACATCTTACCGATGTAATCACCTTGTTCTTTTTTGTAATCTTCAATAGATTTTTTCTCTTCTGAATCTTCTTTTGCTGACATAAATCCATGTGCCGTAACCAAAATACGTCCATCTTCAAAACCTGAACCATTTACGTGGTTCTTCATTATTGAGATTTTAGTTCTTGTTGCAATTTTAACTTTTCTCTTATCTTTTGTAATTGATATTTTAGTTGTTCCTGCTCCTTTTTGGTTACCAAATAAAAATACCAATGTTGAGTTTAACCAAATTGCTTCTCCGCCTTTTGCTTTAATCTTTGGTTGTCCAAATGGATTATCAGGTAATTCTACCCATGGCTGATTAACAATGACTAATGTGTTGGTTTGTGTTTTATCTGTCCTTCTTGAACCTGAAATACGTTGATTAATACCCATCCCAATCTTATCTGCTAATACAGATGCGTTATGTTGTTTACCACCTTTACCATCGTAAGTCATTTTACAAGGAACTGAACCAACTGAATCCCAAAGGAATAATAAATCGTGAGGAATATCACCTTTTTCTTGTGCATCTAATAATTCATTTATATAATCTGTAATTTGTTCGATGTATTCAAAGTCACTATTAAAAAGATAATCTCCTTCTTTGTCAAAACCCATTAAAATTGCATGGTCCCAACTCCATTTTTGTTCTGTAATAATAAACACAGGAATAATTCCTTTCTTTTGAGCGTCGACAGCTGTTTTCACAAGTGCCGTTGTTTTACCTGTATCACTATGTCCTAATAACATATTAATATGACCCATTGCTGGTCCTGGTATACCTGTTGCATCCAAAAAAGCGTCTCCTAAATCAAAAAAACGATCTGGTTTATATTCCGCCTCTTTTGAAAACTTCTTTTTTATTGCATCAAAACTATTTTTTTTAATTCCTGCCATGTTTTTGTTTTTTAAAAGATGTTCCCGACATTGGTGTCGGGAACATCCTATGATTTATTTAGAAAGGTAAATCAGTATCTACGTCATCATCATCTTGTGGATCAACCACAGGTGTTGTAGACTTAGGTGAACCGATTGTTTCTTCTGCTGATGAATTAGAAACCCATTTGTTACTATTGGTATCCCAACGTGGAACTTCACCCTTAGCAACCATTTCCAAATAATCTTCACTTTTCTTAGAGTAAACATCAGACCAACTTAATTCGTCATCAATCCATGTTTTTGCAACATTAGCATCTGTATGTAATGGACCTGAATCTTCTGGAATTACAGAATTAATAGATGTATATTCTTTACCTGTTCCTGCTTTTGTTAAAGTCAAAGACAGAATTAAATCACGACCATTTTCAGGATTGGTAACATCTCCTTTGTTACGGAAGATTGGGAATACTTTATCTAAAATACCATCACCTTTGTGATTATGTTTAAATCTCCAAAATTTAACACCGTCTTGTTCGTGGTCACGGTCAATAACTTTTACAATATAAAACTTACGAGAACGATAGTTACGAGCCAATTCTTTATCGGCTTCAACACCTGTCATCATAAGTCCTTCTCTAACTTCATCCAAAGGAGAACGTTTTCCTTCTTGTTTGGGGTCATATAATTTAACCCATTTTCCATCTACCTGAACTTCATGGAAATAAACTTCTACAAATGGTGATGAACCATCTTTTGTAGGTAAAATACGAATACGTCTTTCTTCACCTCTTGAACCCTTAGGTAAGATGGTTACAAAGTAACGTTTCATTCTGTCTTCTGAGGACATCTTGTTTGCATTGCCACTTGTGGCGTTTTTGTTTTTTTCGTACTGTGCTAGTACTGAATCAAATGTTGACATAATTTAAATTTTTATTGATAAAATCGTTATAAGTATAATATACATAAAAAAACCCAGACTATAAAATCTGGGTTGAATTATTTTAAAAGTATTTTTTCTTATTAACAAGGACAAGCTCCACCCAATGTTTGTGTACTAACTAATCCTGTCGTTATTAATGTGTCATTTTTATAGTATCCAAATTGTGGAGTTACCCCTGATGGTGAACATGCCCAACTTAAATAAGAACCTGAGGCACTGAATTGTACAGTAAAGTTACGAGGTGTTGTGTTACCACAATTATAACCTCCTGTTAAAACTATAACAACTTTTCCATTATATATTGCATTACCTCCTGTATTACCAGTTGCCAACGCTAAATCTGTAGCGGATACCACATAGTTATATGTTCTAAATGCCGATGGTGTATGACTAGGTGTTGGTGTTGGTGTTGGAGTACCTGCGGCAGGTGTTCCCGTTGGTGTTGGTGTTAAAGTAGGTGTGGCACTATTTGTTGGTGTATTAGTAGGTGTAGGTGTTGGTGTTGCAGTATTACTTGCAGTTGGTGTAGGTGTTGGAGTGCCGGTTCCTGTTACACTTGGTGTTGGTGTACGAGTAGGTGTTACACTTGGTGTTGTTGTT